CGAGGGATATGCAAACATCTGGAGCTTTCATAGAATTCTAGAGTGGGGTTCACCTTTGGTAGTTGGTTTTGTGATCTATGGTTACTGGAAGTTCTTTCTCTGAGATCCCCGAACTTTGTCTGATTTCCGTTTCATGAGAGAAAAGATCTTTACCACCAGAACCGTCGGTTGTTATGGACGATCTTTTCCGTAAAAACTGAAAATAAAACATAATGGATACCTAGGCCCCTGCCGGCTTTTTTCACGAATCGATGCGTCCCTTGATTGGACGTAGTGCGACCTAGGCCCCGCTCTAAATAGAACGTTATTACACTTATAGGAAATATTATCTTGTCACAAATGCAAGTCGCAAATATCACTTTCTCCGCTGCGGGTTCAACCCGGGTTGAGACAGACTCGACCGCAAACGTTATTATGATGACGGTGAATTCCGCAAACGTAATGTATGCGAATCCATCCCGGACAGTATTTCCCACAGGAACAATAAACGTTGATAATGAAGTAGCCATTGGTGGGGCGGCCCGCATCGGCGGTTCTCTGTTTGTCGCTGGTGCAAACGTCATTGCCCTTATAGAAGCCGCCGGCGGTGACCCCGCAGCTTCACAGGCCGAGCAGGAAGCCGGCACAGAAGCCGCAAAGTATGTCGCGCCTGCAACCCAGCATTTCCATCCATCTGCTGCAAAATTCTGGGTGAAAGCCACGGGTGCCGCAAGTACCATTGAAGTTTCTTATAACATGACTTCCTGGACAGACGGTGCCACCGGTACCGCGTCAGGCACCATTGCAGATGATTTTTCTTCTGCTGACTGGTGCGCTACGATATCGTTTTTCACGAACGCCGGCGCCACGATCGACGCAACATTTACAACATCTGTGGCCATAACGGCACAAGCAGCAGGAACTTTCAGTGTAGTTTGCGGTAGAATGCAAGACGGCGCCACCGCCGCGGCCTCTCTAGTAGATCCGGCAGCATGGTTTGTTGCCGGTTATGGTGATCAGTAATATAAAATAATGGAGTTTTAAATAACATGCATAGACCCGAACAAGTAAAAGTGATTATTGAAACCAATGACGGTGGAGTTTCCGTTATGTCCTTTGTAACCGTCGGTTATAACATGGACGGCACAATACAGTTCCAGCGGGAAGCCTCAGATGAGAATGTTGACGCTGAGATTATCAAATCGCGCCTGGATTGCAAGTCATGGAGATTCCTCGAAGAAGGGGAAGAAGTTCCTACAGATCGTACTTTCCGTGACGCATGGATAGATGGTCTCACCAAGATCGATGTTGATATGGTGAAAGCACGGGAGATACAGAAAGACAGGCTTCGATATGAGCGAGCGCCTCTCCTGGAGAAACTTGACGTGGATTACATGAAAGCTCTGGAGAGCGGTAACACAATTCTACAGGCCGCAATAACCGCGGAAAAAACTCTGCTCCGCGATATCACTAAAGTACCTCAGATAGCAAAAGCAAAGACACCCGAGGAACTAAAGGCTATTACAGTGGCCACCACCATAAATAAGGTAAGTAAATAAAGGAAATAAAATGTCAGTAGTATCAGTCTCAAACGTCCACCTGAATACCGCGGGTTCAACCCGAATGGAAACCGTTGATAGCGGAGCAAACGTCAGAATCGTAATCGAGTCTGCAAACGTGATGTATGCGAATCCTACCAGGACAGTATTTCCTACCGGAACGATAAACATCAATAACGACTTGGCTGTTTCCGGAAGAGTCAATGTCAATGGTGATTTGGCTGTTACTGGCAACACATTTTCGACAGGCTCAACATTTCCTATAGGCTCCATGAACCTTATAGTCTTTACCGCAAATGGAACATATACAAAACCCGCTGGTTTAAAATCGATTAAAGTAATTGTTATTGGCGGCGGCGGAAGCCGCGCAACCTCAAACGGCGGCCAGGGAGGCGCCGCGATGCGTTATATCCCCGCATCAGCATTACCAGCTTCGGCCATTGATATTATTGTCGCGGCCAACGTGGCCACGCCCTCGGCGAACATACGCACCTCGTTTGGTGGCGTAGGTGCAGCATGGGCGGATGCTGACCGTGGAACTGCGGGTTCACCGGGTGGTGTGGGTGCCGGCGGCGCCGGCTCGAATGGACAAATTAATTTTACCGGTGCACCGGGTCTTACGGCCGGCCTGGTCGAGGTCATGCAGACTCAATTTATTGGTGGTACGCTGTATGGTGTTGGTCCGAAGTTAAGTACAAACGGAACACCCGGCGTTGTAATTGTTGAGGAACATTATTAATAACTATTGAAAGGCGTGAATTATAATGAATAATGAATTTGATGAAAAGAAGTATATTTTTATTCCTGGTTTTCTTGATAAGAATACCGCACATGAATTGACAAATGCTCTAAAAGAATATGTTGAGGTAAAACAAAGTCATAAGGATTCTCAATGTCCGCTATCAGAATCTATCAGGGATACTGTGACGTTTGATAAGCTGCTCCAGGATCTTCTTCCTAATATTGAGGAAGCTACGGGGAAAAAGCTTTATCCAACCTATGCATATGCCCGTCTATATCAGCCAGGCGATGAATTGAAAATACATGTTGATAGGCCTGCCTGTGAGATATCTGCCACTTTAACTCTTGGTTTTGAAGGCGATGTATGGCCAATTTATGTTGGTGATCGGGAAGATAAAAGCGATGCTGTCGAGATTATCATGGAGCCCGGTGATATTGCAATCTATAAGGGATTGGAGAAGTATCATTGGCGTGAAAAATATACCGAAGGCAAATGGCAAGCACAAGTTTTCCTTCATTATGTTGAAATAGGTGGACCTCATGAGGAATGGAAATTCGATAAGAGGAACGGACTTATTACAGAGGCGGCGATTGCACGGCATCCGTCATTTGAATATATCTCTTTCTCGGATATTCTAACCGAAAAGGCCTGTGATATAATTATAAAGACATATGAAAATGATTTGATTGAGAAGTTGCCTCCCGTAATAGGATCAGGAAATATCGACACTTCTATACGAAACGTTTCTCGGGTAATGTTGCCCACATATAAAGATATTGGTGGTAGATTGGCCGCAGCCGGATTAGCCGCAAATCAAGAAGTGTGGAAATTTAATATAACCCATGCCAATCAGGCAGAGTTTCTTAAGTACCCTGCTGGCGGCCGGTATAAACCCCATGTTGATACATTCATGGACCCAAATGCAGTGGATACCCGGAAGCTTACGGTACTTGCTTTCTTGAATGATGACTTTGAGGGTGGAAAATTCTTTCTAATGATCGGACACGAAAAGCTTTACCCACCACAAACAAAGGGTACAGTCTTGGTGTTTCCTAGCTTTATGTTGCATGGTGTTGAAGATGTTACATCGGGATACAGATACTCGGTAGTGACTTGGATGGTTGGACCATTCTTTAAATAATAAATAAAAGAATAAGGAAAGAATAATTGTCAGAACTAAAAGTAAATCAATTGGACGTTGGAGTATTAAACGTGGCTACATTGTTAGCAGATACGGTTAATGCCGCCTCTATTACTGCGTCTGGTAACGTTACTGCTGGCCGTGTTATTGTAACCGGTCCATCAAGCTATCAGTTCATTGAACGTATACCTTTGGCCGGCGTCCAAATGGCAAATACTGTCAATATTTCTGGTTATTCGTCCTTAAAATGGACAATTGAAGGTCTAATTCCAGCAAATACAAACACCTCAGGTGGTCCCAAGCCATGGTTGCAAGTCTCGACAGACGGCGGTAATCTATATGCGAATGTAAATAATTTTGCATTCCATACAACTTCCGCAAATGCAAATAATGTATCAGATATTGGTTCGAATTCACATGACGATCAACTCGGCACATATGTACTTACATACTGGGGATTAACAAATGTGGCAAGCACAGGCGGCGGCAGTGGAATAATGTATATACACGGCAACAAGGCCGGTGTCATAACCAGAATTCAATCAAACTTTGATTATCGCTCCGGTGAAAACGATAATGGTTCCCCCTGGAATTATCAAGATCGTGGCTTTGGCTGTATCTTGCAACCAAATAAGATCACCAATTATCGCCTGCGCTTGACAGAAGGCTCATTGATTTCTAACGGCACAATTACTATTGAAGGTATTCCGGGATAATGTCAACATTACAAGTAGGACAAATAGACTCACCCACATTTAATCTTGCCGGTCCGGTTGGTGTAATTACTGCTGATTCGGTGAACGTGGCAGGAAATGTTTCTGGTGACCGCATTATCAGAACCGGTTCTTCCGCCTTCCAGTTCATTGAGCGTATACCTCTAGAAGGTGTGCAGATGGCCAACACTGTTAATATTTCTGGATATTCAACCCTGCGATGGACAATTGAAGGACTGCTACCTGCAAATACGAATACTACAGGTGGTCCCAAACCATGGTTACAGGTTTCAACCGATGGCGGCACAGTATATGCCAATGCAAATAGTTATGGATTTCATACTTCGGACTCAAATGCAAATTCGGCCGCCGTAAGTTCATCCACGTATAACGATACAAATGGTGCTTACGTTCTGACATATTGGGGCCTAGATAATGTGGCAAGCACAGGCGGCGGCAGCGGATGGATGTATTTGTTTGGTAACAAGGCGGGTGTGACAACTCGAATTATTTCGGTATTTGACTATCGTTCGGGTCAAAATACTAATGGTTCTCCTTGGACTTACCAAGATAGAGGACTAGGTCGTATTCTTTTCCCAGATAAAATCACTAACTATCGCCTGCGTCTAACCGAGGGTTCACTCATTGCAAACGGTACAATCACTATTGAAGGTATACCAGAATAATGTCAACATTAGTTGTAGATAGATTCGACGTTGAAGTATTAAACGTTGCTACATTGTTAACAGATACAGTAACGGCCAATTCGGTTGTCTCATCAGGTAACGTTACTGCTGCGCGTGTTATAACCACAATACCTGAATATCAATTCATTGAAAGAATTCCACTTGCCGGCATGGCAATGGCCAACACTTCAAATATTGCCGGTTATTCCCAAGTACGTATTATTATTGAAAATGTTCAGGGCGCGAATGATACGTCCGATCTATGGCTACAATTTTCAAATGATGGCGGCACAGTATATGCCAATGCAAACAACTATAGCAGCCACTATACCTATCTTGAAGGCGTGCTAGGTTTCAATGGTATAACAGGAGATAGCGGTACAGGCCATCGATTGACTCGCTGGGGTATTTCAAATTTAGCCAACTCGGGCGGCGTTTCTGGTATTATGGATATTCTTTCAAATAAACCTGGACTAGATAATAGATATCAATCTATAATTCATTATCGTTCGGGTGAAACTGGAGTGGATGGTCCATGGAATTATGCGCAAAGAGGAATGGGACGAGTTAATAGAGTATCTAAAATTACCAACTTGCGTTTTAAAATGACCAGAAATGATATCATTGCCAACGGCACATTAACAATTGAAGGTTTACCTGGATAATGATCATCTCCGTATTTCATGGATCTAATGCGAAATTTAAAGAGTTCGCCACAAAATCAAAGCGAGTTGAAAACGACTTCTTTGGTGGTGGCATTGCATACTTCACCGATGATCAAAAGGTCGCGCTGACATATTCGCGGGCCATGACGCGGCGCTATGGTGGAGAAGAATATCTATACAAAGTTGATCTGAATCTCAGCAAAATCTTTGACGTTGATACCGTCTATACTGGTGCTGAATTACAGAAGTTCTTTGCGCACATGAAGCCGGAGGCCTTTGCGCGTGGCGCTGGCCTTTTGAAAGGCGGAGCAGACAAGTATTCGGTCATTGCATCACTTGAGTTGGGTAACGCGGTCATGACGGGACACGATGTATTTCGGGGTCTTTCTCAGGGATTGGTAAACTCCTCAGGCGCGGAAAAAATCCTGATGAAACTGGGTTATGACGGATTACGATATAACGGTGGAGATAACATGTCTGCTGGTCGGCATAATGTTTATATGCCATACTATTCAAAAGATATCACAATTCGAAACACCTTCAAGGTAAACCGTCGGGTTATTGCTGAAAGTCTTGTGATGCCTGAAATTGGTTATATGACCTTCTCGCGGGAACTTTTGCCGCAAATCGTTGATCAAGATGAGTTTCTTGACCATCTTAAGTTAATGGGTATAGAATATACCAAAGTTGCTCTTAATGCCGAGGACGTAAAAGCCACCCAGAGTGATGGCTTCGACATGGACAAAGTAGCCCAGATGATGAATAACACGACACTGCATCCGGTTCTTGTTTCATCCGATCACTTCATTCTGGATGGCCATCACCGTTGGATTGCTGCATTCAATAAGAAGCACACCTTCTCTGCTCTATTGATCAATGCGCCTATTCTGGAGCTTATCCGTATTGCAGCAGACTACTATAACACGGAATATGCAGATTATATCATGTCGGAGTCTTTCGCACCTATTGAACAGAACCTTGAATTGCTGTATGGTGAGATACCGGAGCGCGGCGTTGTCGTGGAACCTGTGGTTGACAAGGCGCGCCTGGAGGAAACCGTCACTAATATACGTAAAATCATAAATAAGAAACCAAGACTATAATCGTTCCCGCAGAGGGAATAGGAGAACTATGAAGAAAGAACAACCTCGCAAGGCGATAGTATTCGCCTTTGGCCGGTTCACGCCGCCCACTATTGGTCACGCAATGTTGATCAATAAGGTTGTTTCATATGCCGCCTCGATTGGCGCAGATAACCGCATATACACCTCAGCATCATTTGATAACGAAAGAAACCCTATATCTTATACAGATAAGGTATCATTCTTGCGTCAATTATTTCCTAAAGCACATATCAACACCGATAAGTCTGCTTCTTCCATTCATCAAATCGCCAAGCAGTTAACCAAAGAAGGGTACAATGACGTTACTCTTATCGTTGGTTCAGACCGTATTGAAGAATTCAAAGACGCACTTGGTAAATATGTCGTGGCCGCAACTGATAAAAAGTTTGACAAGTCCAAGCATTACCCTTGGAAGAAGTTTGAGATAGTTTCAGCAGGAGAGCGCGACCCTGACGCCGAAGGTATCGCGGGTGCAAGTGGCACCAAGATGCGCGAATATGTCAGAACGAATAACTTCACAGACTTCATGAAGAATGTTCCAACAGAGAACACCGCACTTGCTCGGAAAATTTTCATGACTGTCAAGAGAAACCTGAAGGAAGAAACCGAAAGACCACTCCTGGAAGGTTGTAACGATAGATCAATCTTTAAGGCTGTATTTTTGGCGGGTGGACCTGGTTCGGGTAAGGACTTTGTTGCAAAGAAGATTCTATATGGTTATGGTTTGGTCGAAATCAATTCAGATAATGCGTTTGAATTCCTAATGAAAAAGAACAATCTGGATCTCCAAATGCCAGATACCCAGCGTATTGAGCGAGACATGGTCCGCGGCGTTGCAAAGAACATGACTAAAGAAAAAGAACGCCTTGCTCTTGTCGGCCGGCTGGGCCTTATTATCAACTCAACAGCAGATGATTATAATAAAATGAGCACAATCAAACATAACCTGGAAAACATGGGTTATGAATGTCGTCTCCTATACGTGGATACCTCGAATGAAGTTTCGCGGGCCCGCAATCAAATGCGTGGCGCTCTGGGCGGCCGAGCCGTGCCAGAAGCTATTCGTCAGGATAAGTGGCTGGCCGCACATAATAACGTTCAACCTCTGGTCAGACTGTTTGGAGAAGGCAACTTTGAAATTGTTTCAAATGATCTTGACCTCCAGATTGCACCAACAGAAGTAAAGCTGTCGAAAGAGGCTTATCTGCTATCAGTATTCAAGAAATTCAGAAAATGGGCATCCCAACGCCCAACCAATGCAGTATGCATGGACTGGCTATCCAAGGGCGGGAATCTTACGGAACTATATAATATGGGGGTACGGAAGTACGATATTAACGAGGAATTTACAGAAAGATTCGAAGGCAGATAAATATGACCGAGGAAAATAAAGACATTCTTACCCCCTCCGAAGATGCGGCCTTGATTGAACGCCTTAAAAAGCTTTTGGCTCAAGAGGAAAAAGTTGCAGAATTGGATGATAAAGAAGTCGCCACAATTCGTAGAATAATCAAAGTCTATGAAAGCTTTCAAGCTTTTGGTAGATTAGCAGGCGCGGCCCGTAACATTTTGTTATTTGTTGGTGGTTTACTAGTCGCATGGTTTACTTTTGTTGACAATCTAGGCCTACTGTGGGCCAAGCTTGCCGCAATGTTAACGGGAGGTCAGTAATATGGCTTTCAGATTAAATATTTCACACTGGGTTCAGATGGGTATCGCCGCTATTGTAGCCGCAGGAATCATCTCTGTTTATCCGGTGATCGAACGCGAAATGAATCGCAATAAGCCAATTGACGAATGGTTCAATATTCGCCAACTTGAAGTTGCACCAATTACACCTTTGGGAAGTTTCCCCGTGGTTGTATTTGATAGAACCGTCGGACAAGAGTTTGTTGCTGATTGGTCAATGGAAATACAGTCCGTGGAAGGCGATGAATTTAAAATGTTTTGTCGAGCATCGGGCATTAAGAAGTATGAAGTTAATGAAGTTTTGAATAATCAGGGTGAATTAATTTCATGGTTCACCGAGAATTTTCCAAAATGTGAACACATAAAGGATACACTGGGTCGTTACCGCATTGTCGTTAAATGGAAAATGGACCGTGGTAATTCATACTATGATTATGAATTGGAGAAAATTTCAAATGTGTTTGAAATTATAGATCCAGATACGTTTGTGCCATCCAAGACACAGGCCGCAATAAACAAAACGGTTAGAGAAATGGAAGCAGCAGTTGAGGCACTTGAATCTCCTGTTGTTCCACCAGCCGTTGCTACTTCTATAGGGGGAGTTAATGACTAAAACAATATCAGAAGGTCCTCTTGAAGGAGCCGAATCAGCAGCAGTCTATAAGTCTGTGACGCCTGGTCAAGAAAAGGCCGACAACGTTCCTTATAAGCATGAGGATGAAATTGTAAACGATGATATTAAGAAGATGATAGCGGTGGTATCAAGTCGTATCATGTGCATGGAACTTAAGGAAAGCATCCGTAAATTCGGGACTGATTGGAGAACAATCTCAAAGTTTCTAGCCACATATGAGGAAGACGGCATCAATAAATTAATTGAGCATCTTGAGGCATTGAACAACATTAAAGGCAAGCCACTACGCGCAATAGTGGAAGAAGTAGAATTAGATGAAGTGAATGCCGACGAATTGAGCGAAGCATCACCACACAAACTAGACGAAGATTTCAGCAAGGTATTAGGGGAATAACATGACCAAGACATTACACGAACTAGCAAAAGAAATGCTTAACAAAGCCAATGTCGAGGTCTTGACTGAAACGGGCAAGCTTAAGAAGGAAGAACCTACAAAGGTTGTTGAAGAAAGCATGAAAAAAAGTCCACTTCATGCAGGACCAAAGGTTGATATTAAGAAAATGGATGCTGTTGGCGCCAAGATTGCCAAAATTCGCGGATCAAAGGGTGATCCTATGAAGGATGGTATTGCAGCAGCCAAAAAGGATGATGAGGAACGCGATAACATTAAAGAAGATGAACTTGACGAATCAACCCGCAAGCATTTCCAGCAGGTTGCAGATGTAATCAAGTCCCACCCAGATGCCGCAAAGCGTAAAGAATTGGCACAACATCACTCTGAGATTTTTGCGAAGCAGAACCCGCGCTTCGATAAAAAGAAGTTCCATGCAGCCTCTAATGCCGAGTTGGATGAAGGTGTAAACGGCGAACATGGACCAGATGATGATGAAGATCAATTGGACCGCATTGAGCGTAAGAAGCAGAAAGAATCACCATTTGAACCAGATAAGAAGAAGTCAACCAATTGGACTTCTGCAAAATCAAAGGCCAAACATCTGGCCCGCGCTGCCATGAAGGCGCAGGTAGAAAAAAAAAAAGTAAATGAGGAAGGCTATGAGCCGCACAAAGATAGCGGCTATAAGTATTCCAAACAAAATTTAGCTGATCCGGATTATCATGCGAAACAATTGGCAGCCAGAAAAGCAGCCAAGAAAAACGTTAAGGCAGTTAAAGAAGATAAGATAAAGCCTGATTCTAAAATCAAGGTAGGCGGCAAATACGTATTTGGTAATACAAAGGGTAATGTTGCTCATATTGAAGGCGACAAGACCAAGAAACTAACCACCGAAATGGATTTAGATCGCGTTCCCGACGACCATGGTTCAGAAGAAGGCTATCGAAATAAATTAAAAAGAGAGGCCAAATTGCGAGCCAAAGAGGCTCTAGGTAAAAGAAAGAAAGAACCATATCTTCCTTTCGGTAAAGCTTTACCTCGCCATCGTATAGGTCAGAACCATATGACTGAAATGGAATTGGCCGAACTTTCTAAAGAAACATTGCAAAAGTATCGTGATACCTCTAGCCTAGAAATAGGTAAAGCCAAAGCCAAGAAAGCATGGGCGCAGCATGACGCCAAGCGCGATCCAAGTCCTGAGAATTATCAGAAACAGAATGATGCGGAACATGCTATTCAGAAGCGCACAAAGGGCCAAGAGTTGGTAAAGAAGAAACTTGGTGAAGATGAAATCAATGAACTATCACGAAAAACATTGGGTTCATATAAGAGGAAAGCTTTGGAATATATTGGTAATCACCACGAACGCGGAAAAAAGAACAAAAAGGTTTCAAATAAAGTTACAGGTATAGATAGGGCACAAAATAGATTGCTTTCGAAATAATGGTTAGGGTTTTTGTTGACATGGATGGTGTTCTGGCCAATTTCCAGCATCACTTTGATAACACCATAGATCATGGTGGACTTGATCGCAACTCGTTTGACGATTATGAGCACAAGATCACCGGTATTAAAGACTGGTGGTTAAAGATGCCTATACTAGGTGACGCAAAGGAACTAGTCAATTACCTGCACAAAGCTGGTGTTGATATTCACGTTCTATCCGCGGCGCCTGAATGGCAGCTTGACGGAAAGAAACAAAAGACGGCCTGGATTAATAAACACTTTGATATCAAGGCCAAGAATATCCATATCGTCCGCCGCGTCGAAAAGAAGGACTATGCAAAGAAAGGCGACATTCTGATTGACGACTACAAACGGAACATAAAAGAATGGGAGGCTGCTGGTGGTATCGGCATTCTCCATACCAAGACTAAACATACCATTGCCGAACTACAGGGCCATGGCATTTCATAAATAGTAGAGAAATTAATAAGGAGAACGACCTATGTCACTATGGGGAGCATTAGATCACGCAAGCGGCAATCAAAAGCCTGTATTTGCGAATAGCAACAATAAGAACATGCTGGCCGAAACGGTCTATGGTGTAAGCGCAACCGAACGCGCAAATACCACAGGTGCCCTTCTAGGTCTTGCACATTCAGGTTGGAATATCATTAAAAAGGGTAAGGGCGGCATCGCTTCGATTACCATTGATTCGGCAGGTTCTGGTATCAATGCGAACGGTTTCCTAACCTTGTCAGCAATCACTGGTGCAAACACCGTGAACGCCAACATTGCTTATTACGTAAGTTCAAACGCCAACTCTCAGTTGAACGTTGTAACTTCTGTAGTTATCGCAAACCCAGGTACTGGTTACGAATCAGCACCAACAGTCGTATATAACGGAACAAACACCACACGTCCTACATTCACAATCACCATGGGTGGTCGCGTAGGTCGTATTACAAGTGAAGTTCTAGTTGCAACCGGTTCTATCTCGGGCGACAACGCAGGCGACGATACACTACTACCTGGTGTATAATCACCATGAATATTATGAAGTTTAGGGAGTTCTTAATGCAAGAGGAAGTTTCGCTTCCTGTTGCTCATGGAACTATCGATATCACTGACCAGGCAACGATGTTGAATATAAACACGTTGCTTGCTCGGGCCCTAGACCAAGAATTTCTAACTCCCTATATTGCTCTAGAAAAGGTGCGCCAAGTTTTGGCGCGCTTTGCCGTCCATCTGGAAGGCACAACCAAACTCTTTGATGGTGACGAAGGCTCCTTTACGTTTGCCATTATGCAGTTTGGTGGTGTAGTTGATAACACAGCGGATGGTGGTGTTGATACCGACAAGACGCGCTTCATTTACTTTGCATGGGAACTAAACGAGGAAGGCACATTTGAAGTATTTGCTTCCTTGGTTACCTCCGAAGAATTAGAAGAATTGCTTGATGATGAGGACGAGGAAGATGCTGAGGATGAGGAACCCGAATCCATGTTAGCAATCGATCCAATGCCAACCGAAGTTCAAACGGAAGCAATATCACCAGAGAATTTACAAAAATATAAACATATGATAAAAGCAAGACAAGAAAAATGTTACGCTTGCGATAAACCAATTGGTAATATAGCCACAGAAGTAGATACGCGCGATTCCCAAAAAATTTATGTTGGTAGTGACTGTTTCAAGAAAATTAAACAAGCCGGTGACAAAGGTTGGCAACCTCCAAAAGGTGGACCAAAATTATATTTAATAAAATAAGGGTATGATGAATTTTTATGTTTATGCATATATGCGATGTGACGGAACACCCTATTACGTAGGAAAAGGTTCGGGTAATCGCGCATATACAAAAGGTAACCACAAAATAGGATTACCAGAAGATAAGACAAGAATAGTTATATTAGAAGCAGAATTAGAAGAAACGATTGCACTAGAACGGGAAAAGTTTTATATCAGTCATTATGGCAGAAAAGACTTGGGTACCGGCATTCTTAGAAACATGACAGATGGTGGAGATGGTTCCATCGGTTATATTTTTACAGATGAAGTTAGACGAAAAGTAAGTTTGGGATTAAAGGGTAAACCTAAGCCAAAAAGAACAAAGGAACATAGTGATAATATATCCAAAGGCCGACAAGGAATTGTCCCTTGGAATAAAGGGTTGACTTTCGACTTCAAAAAAAGAAAAAAATATAAAGGCCATTCCGAAGAAAGCCGAAAACTAAGAAGTGAGATGGTAAAGGAATGGCATAGAAAAAGAAAATTGGCCAATGATTGATTTGAATGACGAAAATGTTATCCTTTATGCTATAAAATGCTACGATAAACCCGGCGCCATAATGTCAGAATTTGAGTCTGACTTCAAAAGGTTTAAATACGTAAAGCGGCTTATCAACAAATACAGGATAAACCGTAACATTAAAGAACGGCTCATTCTGAACCATATTATCATCTTGGCTAATGTTTTTGGTGTTGAGGCAACAGTAAGAATACTAATGCTTAAATTAGATCCGGCAGACTACCCCGTAATCAAGACATTCCTGCTGTTTCTGAATTATATGCCAAAGTTTGTGAAAGATATAAACGGACTAACCATCATATCATCCGACATACCATTAGATTGGTCATTGGTTGAAGTGTTGAGGGAAATAAGTAAAGATGAAGAATAAATTCGGAAAAGAAATGACAATCAAACATGATGGGAAAGATGTAAAAGTCTTGAAAGTTCATGATAGATATTATCTGGATCACACAACAGCCAAGCATGTTAATGACGATGATTCTAGGGATTGGCTCGGTAAAAAAACAAAAAATAATTGGACTCACGTAACCGACAGTCCACAATCATATCACGAAAAGAACAAGAACAAGAAAGTAAATGAAGATGCACCAACAGTTTCCGCAGGTGGAGGCCATGTCGCAGGTATTGGTGTTGGTGATAAGGGCGAGCCTGGTAACCCTCCACGTTCGCTAATCAAAAGATCAAAGTTCGCAGGCCATGAAGTCTTTGAAGTTGATAATGATGTTTATCACAAGGCGCGCCTAGGCAAAGCCAAGCATCACCGTTATGCCAAATATGTTGGTGAGGACGAAGTTGGTGCTGAAATCAGAAAATACGGTCGAGAAAATCCCGGTAAACCAATCATTCTAAAACATAACGTCAACGGCGCACTTCAGTTTTTGAAATACGGGAAATATTAAAATGGCTTGGAAATTCCCCTCAGGTAAAGCACTTCTAGGCGGTATCGGTATTATTCTCGGTAACGCAACCGGTTCATTTACGAAATACATTATATTCGCCGGCATTTTAGCCGTTGGTGGCGCTGCATTCTATTGGTATTACAATGATACACAGGACAGACTTAAAGCTAATGCCGACCTGATTGCTAAACAAGAAATTGCAGATGCTATCCAAAAATCTACCATTGATCAAATGCAAATTGATCTGGAAACACATAAGTATATTCTGAAAGAAGTATATAAGGATCTAGCAGAGGCCAACAAACAAACCGATGTTGACCCATTCCAACCTGTTCCAGTTACACCCGTTGTACCTGTTGAACCAGGTAGCGCCGAGGAAGATATTCGAAATGAACTAGGTGGCACGGAAGAAGAATTGAATAGGAACTATAACAATAGTACCAAATGTTTTGAGTTATATAGCAGGGACAAAAAAGATGAAGATGATAAACAACTACGTGCTGATTGCGGCCTTAGCGATTAGTGTAACCTTAACGGGCTGCACAAAGAGCAAGACTGTTAAAATCGAAGTATCACCAATTCAGAGACAGGCATTAAACCTTCCTTCTCCTGATCAAGTCATGCAAGACCCTGTTTATTGGATGGCGTTGGCCCGCAAGGCGCCTCCCGGTTCAAAGGGAAGCATTGAACATTTCTGGCAGCAGTTGGAAAGAAGCGGTGCAAGTACAGCAGTTGCTTTATCGCCTGCTGAATTCCGTAAAATCAAGAATAATAATGCCAGATTACGGAAATACATACTACAGCAAAAGGCAATCATCCGCGCATACCGAAAATATTATGAGGCCAACAAATAAACGGAAGGAAACTTCCGTTTTTTTATTGCTTTCCTTAACCAATTGCTGTATAATGGCTACATGTCGGTATGGTTAGATCAAAAATACATTGGAATGGTGAGTTACAAGCTTGAACGCTTTAAGCGTCAGGGTGAGTATAGTTATAATTTTCGCTGCCCAATTTGTGGCGATTCCCGCAAAGACAAATCAAAGATGCGCGGATACTTCTATAAGAAGAAGGATTCCATGTTTTTCTATTGCCATAATTGCAATGAAGGAATGTTCTTTGGTAAATTCCTCAAGCGCATAGATTCAAATCTCCATAGACAATATTCACTAGAGCAATTTGCCGATTCACCCGCAAAACCAAAAGTTTCAGCAGAGGAAGAAGCGAAGCCTTTTGTTACGTCACCTGTATTCTTAACAAAAGAAAAGATTCATCTACCTAGTATCGAATCCTTGCCTTTTGATCATTTTGCAAAAAAATATATTCTTTCACGGAAACTTCCAAAAGAGTTTTTGGCTGATATATATTATTCTAGTTGCTTTAAATCTTTCTTAGATGAAATGCTACCGGGTAATGAAAAGAATATACCTCTCTTGGAAAAGAGAGTTGTCATTCCTTTCTATGACGAAAAACATAATTTGCTCGGTTTCCAAGGCCGCGCTTTGTTTGAGTCAAGGCTGAAATACATAACCATCATGATGGACGAAACAAACCGAAAAGTTTTCGGTCTGGATAAAGTTGACCTCAGCAAACCAATACATGTTGTTGAAGGTCCTTTTGATAGTAAGTTCCTCCATAACGCAGTCGCAACAATGGACTCTGCATTGTTTCGCGTTGCAGAAGTCATGGGACAAGACCATGAGTATGTTTTCATTTATGACAATGAAAAGCGGAACTCACAGGTTTGCTCGAATATGGAAAAGACAATCAAACTAGGTCACAAGATATTCATTTGGCCTAGAGCGGTTGGCGAGAAAGACATAAACGAATTGGTACTAAATGGAATGACTGTTCCAGAAATTATGTTAATGATACGTATGCATACCTATCAGGGTATGGAAGCTGATTTAAGAATGACAATGTGGAGAAAATAATATGAAGATTGTAAAAAGTGAAATTGAAGGAAATATTAAACTCGAAATAGAAGTCCGCCGAATAAAGAACATTGATGAAATGAAAAATGTTTTGCGGAAGAATGAAAAGGAAAACTACAAGCCGGAAGATTTTGTTGTCCTTTCCAAGACCGTGAATCCCGATACATTTCAGCCTGAAATTATAGTTGGATTAAAAGATTCGGAAGGCACATTAAATCGAGGCCTTTTCTATCTTTGGAACCTTGAAGTTGTTCATGATGCCGGTGGCATCAATTTGTGGGTGGTGTAATATGAGTGTAAATTTGATTGCCGTAAGCCAACCTAGAATTGAAGGAGTAGAAACAGCAGAGGATTTGATTGCGTTTTGTGCGCGGGTAAGTAACCCAGCCAACCAATTGAATACAGGAACAGCAGACAAGCTTCTGAAATACCTGGTAAAGAATAAGCATTGGTCGCCATTTGAAATGGTGAACATGACAATCGAAATCAGAACAACCCGAGATATTGGTAGGCAGATTCTAAGACACCGTTCATTCTCTTTCCAGGAATTCTCCCAGAGATATGCTGTTCCGCCACCATCTGACTTTACCACGGACCGCGAGGCTCGTTTGCAAGATACGGCCAACAGGCAGAATTCGATTGAAACGGATGATGATAATCTCCAGCTTCAATTTACAGCAAGGCAAAATGGCCAAGTAGGTAAAGCTTTGGAAAACTATAGATGGGCACTTGACAACGGTATTGCTAAAGAACAGGCCCGCGTATTTTTACCAGAAGGATTGTCACCGACCCACATGTATATGCAAGGTAGTCTCCGGAGTTGGATCCATTATTGTGAGTTGCGCATGGGAAATGGAACCCAGAAGGAACACCGAGAAATTGCGAAAGGCTGTTGGGAGATTATCACGACAGAATTTCCATCACTAAAAGAAGTCCTAGAACAATAAAAATAATAAGGAATAAAAATGACGATACAAGCCGAGAATGTCCCCATTAAAGATCGGGATACCAGAACACTATTAGCCGACACAAAGTTTTTCGAAGGATATTCTCGTTATAGCGAAGAAAATCAACGCTATGAAACATGGCAGGAATCCGTGGCGCGTGTAATGAATATGCATCGCAAATTCTTTGCCAAGACAATTGAAAAGAATCCCACCCTAGGTGGATATATTGATGAAGTAGAAAAAGCATATGCAGACCGCAGGATTCTAGGAGCCCAGCGGTCTTTGCAATTTGGGGGTGATCAACTGCTCAAACACCACATGCGCATCTATAATTGCACCTCCAGTCATTTGGACAGACCTGCATTCTTTGGTGAATACTTTTATATTCTTCTCTGTGGAGCCGGCGCAGGTTTCTCCGTGCAGAAACATCACATTGCCAAGTTGCCAATGATTCGCCCACGCACCAAACAACCAAAAACACATACAATTGATGATAGCATTGAAGGTTGGGCAACTGCTCTTGACGTTCTATTATCATCTTTCTTTATTGGTGGAGGCGTTCATCCTGAATACGAAGGTCGCCGTGTATTCTTTGAGTATCACAAAATCCGCAAAAAGGATTCTCTTATCTCGGGTGGCTTCAAAGCACCGGGACCTGAGCCACTTAAACGCGCTCTAGCTCTCATTGAAGAATTGCTGACCTCTATTGCAGAGGAAGGAATCATGAGTCCTATCCATGCTTACGATATTTGTATGCACGCCGCAGATGCCGTGCTATCGGGTGGTGTTCGCCGCGCTGCAACCATTTGCCTATTCTCCAAGGATGACCAGGAAATGCTCAAGGCAAAAACTGGCAATTGGATGGCCGAAAATCCACAGCGTTCACGCTCAAACAATTCTGTTGTGTTACTACGCAATGAAGCCAAGTTTGATGAATTTGCCCAGATCATGGAATGGGTAAAGCAATTTGGTGAACCTGGTTTTGTATTTGTTAATTCACTTGAGCATTGTTTTAATCCTTGTGTTGAAATTGGCATGTACCCAAAGACCGAGGCCGGAGTTTCTGGTTGGCAGGGCTGCAATCTAGTTGAAGGCAATGGCGCAATGTGCAAAACAAAGGAAGAATTTTTTGAATTGTGTCGTGTTGGTTCTATACTAGCCACAATGCAGGCCTCATATACGGATTTTAAGTTTGTTGGTCCTGCAACAAAAGAAATTTTCGAGCGGGAAGCACTACTAGGTGTTTCTTTGACAGGCTGGATGAATAGTCCCGATATTCTTTTTGACGAAAAGGTTCTCCGCGAGGGCGCCAAGATTGTCAGAGAGACAAATCGGGAAGTCGCCAAGATACTTGGTATTAATCCGGCCGCTCGTACCACTTGCGTTAAGCCAGCAGGTAACGCCTCGGTGTTGCTTGGTACTGCTTCTGGTATTCACCCAGAACATAGCAAGCGTTATATCCGCAATATCCAAATCAGCAAATCACAAGAGGTTTCAGATATCATCCGTAAGATCAATCCTTACATGGTTGAGGAATCGATTTGGTCTGCTGCAAAGTCGGATAACATAATCAGCTTCCCTATTATACCTCCAAAGGGCAGCATATATAAGGACGAATTAAATGGTGTGGAATTTCTTGAAAAAGTTAAGCTTGTGCAAAACGCATGGGTGGAAGCAGGGACCGATGAATCATTATGTGTGGACCCAACCGTCCGCCACAATGTCTCCAATACCGTCACTGTACGGCCTGATGAGTGGGTACAAGTCACCGACTACCTGTACAAGAACCGCAAACACTTTACCGGTGTTTCACTCATCGGAGAATCTGGAGACAAAGATTATTTCCAAGCGCCAAATATAGAAGTTCTGTCTCCACGTGAAATGGTACGTAAGTATGGTGAAGCGGCCCTGTTTGCATCCGGTCTTATTGTTGACGCCTCGAAGGGGTTCAAGAATCTATGGGATGCCACGTTTATTGCTCAACAGACCACTGACGATTCCAGTCAGGAATTGAAGGATATCCGTGCAGATTGGATTCGTCGTTTCATCAAGTTTGCTGATAACTTCTTTGAAGGTGACCTGGTAAAAACGGCATATTGTCTAAAAGACGTTTACATACTATATAAGTGGATGAAGATTCAAATCAATTTCCAGGATATCAATATGGAAGAACATTTGAAAATAGCTAAAATGACAGAAATAGACACTATGGGCGCGGCCGCCTGCGCCGCAGGAGCATGTGAGATATAATGTTAGATTTATTACGTGATTTGACAACACTAAAACAAGATGGAAAAATCCTTGATTACCGAGTTGAAGCAGACTCGGAAGGCAATGTGGATATCTATTGCAGGCCAGTTCCTCCAGTTCAATATATAAGGCTAGATTTTAAAGTAACACAGTTTGGTGCTACATTTAGTGAGGTATAATGATAGAGTGGTTGGGATTAGATAACAGACCTTTAGACCATGATTTAAATACATGTGTTAAATGTCAAAATGAGCAATATGAAAGGCCGCATCCTTTGGATAAAGGCGGCAAATATGCTTGGCAATGTGAGAAATGTGGAACCGTTAATGAAAACGGCAAAGAACATTTATTAGCAACGTTAAAGCCTCACGAAATACAGGAAGGTAAACGAGCATGGTTTACCCCTAAACGAGGAATCGTCAACTAATGTCAAAAGAAATTATAAATCATGTGTGTTCATATTGCGAAAGCCCGTTCAAGCTTTCCTTTGACACCGACGAGGTAACAAGCCTGCCAAAGTTTTGCCCCATGTGCGGAAATGAAACATTAGCAGAATTAGATGAACCGGAAGAGCAAGAGATTTGGCTCGGACAATATGAAGATGATGAACCAGAACTTTAAAGATTCTTTTGTATATTGTTGGACCGATAAGGCCACCAACAAACTTTATATTGGTTCCCATAAAGGCACAATTGATGATGGATATATCTGTTCGTCTAAATTAATGCTACAAGAATATAAAACTAGATCACAAGATTTTAGCCGGCAAATTATAGCCGAAGGTCAACATGAGGATATTAGAAAATTAGAAGAAAAACTTCTTGATAGTTTGAATGTCAAACATGATCCTTTATTTTATAATCAACACAATGGAAATGGTAAATTTTATCTAAAGGGACAATCAAACATTTCAAGAAAGAAAATTTCTCTGGCAAAAATGGGAAATAAAAATCCTATGTTTGGTAAAAAAGTTTCGGCCGAAACAAAAATTAAATGTAGTGCGGCCAGCAAGAAAAGAATTATTACGCCGGAATTTATAGAAAAATCTAGAATGGCTAAACTCGGTACTAAAAATCCAAATTTTGGGAATCCCAATTCCGCAAAACATTTGAACAATTTGATTACCTGTATTAAATGTAGGAAAACCATGAATGGCGGAAATTATTATAGGTATCACGACATAAAATGTTCATAAATACTCCATTAGGAGTATGAAACATGTGGACATATCAGGGAAATCCCTTTGATGAAATACCCGAGGATATAAAATCTTTCGTGTATATTATAACCAATAAAACCAACAATAAAAAATATGTGGGTAAAAAAACATTTACCTTTGCTAAAACGAAACAAATCAAAAAGAAAAAAAAGAGATTCCGAGTAGCGAGCGATTGGCAACTTTATTACGGAAGTAATGATCAACTCAAGCATGACGTTGAACTTTTGGGCCGGGAAAATTTTGACCGGGAAATTTTGCATTTATGTAAAACAAAAGGAACAGCAAATTATTTAGAGGCTCATGAGATATTATCCCGACATGCTATAGTTTCCGAAGAATATTATAACCAATGGCTTTCCGTTAAAGTGTCGAGGAGTCAGATAAAGTTATAGTAGCCTACATAAAATAACGTTTGTGAATTCCTTCTTATTGTGCTATACTGAATCTAAATAGATCGTAAGACAAAAAGGAGATAAATATGTTTACGAATACGACTGCCGGAATTGGGAATGCTTTGCTTTCCATGTTCCGTACAGAGAAGTCAGAAACACCGCTGGTAAAAATGTTCCGCGTGGAGTATGGCCGAGAATATAGAAACGCACGGAAATATGGTGCCACAGTAAATGATCAATATGTGAATGAATTCATAAAGAACACCAGAACCTAACCAGAACAAAAAGACGTAATATTATTGCGCCGGAGCTTACAAAATAGCAATATTTGTAGGCTCTTTTTTTATGCTCGGCCTCTTGTAATCCTTAAAAAAAGTATTATATTGGTAGTATGACAATGATTCTTATATTTGTGATCTTGCCGCTTTTCGCGGCGTTTATCGTTAACTCTTTTATTGAAACATTTTCTGTTACAGATTGGTCTTAACTATGTTAGATAAGAACGCAATCGTTAACTTGCTGGCCACTTCTGACAAGGCAGTTGCCCGCGCCCTCATTGTTCTTAATGAGCGGCAGACTTCATATGAACAAAACGCAAAGGGCACCCGCGACCACAATGGTCGGGGTTTCAAGCCCTGTCATGCGTTTATGGGCACTAGTATGGCAGAATTCTATCAGCGCAACAATTATCTTTCGGCAAAACAGATTGCGTATTGGCGCAAGGCCGACAAGCGCGGAACGCCGCGGATTGCATGTTATTGGAAGCAGCTACTAGAAGTTGCACAGGCCAAGGCCCAGAGTAAACAGAATGTATCTTAAAACTTTCAGAAAATACGCCGAAATTCCTTTGCTATTGCAAGAATATATTCTCACGGTTTCCGGTCGAAAGGAAATCGGGGAATTGACGTTAACAGAGATTAATGACTATCTCGCAGGACTAGAAGAATATAACGCGGACAACTCGGAGTTGAGCCAGTAGGTGCGTCGGAATGTCGCATTGTAAAACCGCCTAACGATACTTATATAGGTAGTATGAGCAAGTTACTAAAGAATCCCGAACTTAAGAAGCAATTAACTGTATTACAGTTTGCTACACTTTGCGAAGCTTTAGAGTCGGTTTTCGACTCTCCGAATGAAGCGCAAGAGGAAATGAACGGCATGGATTATGAATTGGCCATGCAGCATCTTGAGAATTACGCAGGATATTGATTATGAATCTCTCAAAGGAAATTCCATCTAAGATGGTCGAAACTGTGCAGTGTATCAAGGTCGAAGGGCCGGCATCGCCTCATGATTGGTTCCCAGTTTGTTTTCGTGAAACTGAAACTGAAATGCTTGTGGCTTTTGCAAAAACAAATGCACAGGTTCCAGTTGTTGTTTCTCCCGATGCAAATTCCATAATCACTGCGGCATTTACGCTGGCGCTCTTTATTGTAGTCGCCCATCTTGCCGCTTTCACAATGATTAACAACTACAAGGCGATTCGATAATGAATCTCTATAAGGCGTTTTATAAGAACAAGAGTATTGAAGTCCATGCGGACACGCAATACGCCGCCCAGCTTAAGGCTGCGGCACTTTTCAAGGCAAAAAAGTCTTGGCAAGTAAATGTCTCACTTTTGGAACTCAATGGGGTTCCTTACTTTCACACCGCTGTTAACTAAAGGAAAACAAAATGGCTAAAAAGATCAAGCTGCCCGAACATACTAAGGAAGAATTTGCTGCAATGATCGCTGCATTTTTCGAAAAGGGTGGGGTAATCAAGGTTATGCCTACGCGATACGCAACTGGCGTTTACCGCGCGACTCTAACTTCCGTTCATAAGCAGAAGTAAACAAATGAAACGCAAAACTTTTGACGTTGCAGACTTTAAAAAGACTGTGAATCAGGTCCTCTTCCGCTCAATTTGTGCGCCAGAGATTCGGGAAGGCTGGATAAATGCTCTCGAATGCGTTTTGCATGACTCGGGCAATTACAAGGGCTTTAACTACTTGAACGTTAATGACGTTCCTCCCGGTGAAAAGCCCGGGATTCGCTCCGAAAACAATCAGTTTAAGTTTCTTGATACTGATTCAACCCGTCGATTTTATATCTAAAAGGAAAACAAAATGGTTAACAATGCACAGTTGATTGAAGTGTCAAACGCTCTTGACAAGATCACGGACCCCGATACAATGCGGCAGGCGCTGCACATTTTCAACTTGCGCCAGCGTTATTTGCAGTCTCTTGGCGCGATGGCTTTCCGCGTAGGACAGCGGGTTGAGTTTGATGCCCGGACGCGCGGCATCGTTAAGGGTGTTATTCAGAAGATTAACACTAAGTCAATCAAGGTTTTGGCCGACTCCGGTATGCGCTGGAATGTTTCGCCCATGTTTTTGAAAGTGATCAAGTAATGGATAATACAAAGCGCACAATTACAGTTGAATTGACGGATGAGCAAATCGACCTCATTGTTGAGGCCGTTCAGGAACTTGAATCGACGCGCCCGGGCATGGAAGAAGTCAAGCAGGAAATTCTTGATATCTTTTGGTTAATTTAAGGATAATATTATGATACAGCAGACAGATTTGGATCGCTACAAGGCCAAGATCAAGGCAGACTATGCTGCATGGACAAGCGGTGGTTCGAACCGTGAAATCGAAGTGGAATTCGAATGGGGTTCGAAGTTTATTAAGGTTGTAACCTCAACTTATGGCCAGCGTGGCGTGCATTCTTTCATTGCAAAGGGCTCGAATCCGACAGACAAGTGGCCGGAAGGCACGATTCTTAAGGCTGCGTCATGGCGCGCCCCTGCGCAGAATTTTGCCCGTGGCTCGATTTATGACAAGGACCTCAAGAGTGTTAGGTGGACAAGTGCCGGCTAAAACAAAACTTTATACAGAGGCGGACCTGCGCCGCCTTTACGTTCTCCGCAAGTCCAAAATGGAACGCGGCGCCGAACTAGTAAATCTTGGTAAGTATGGTGCGCCTTATATGTGGGCTTCCCGTGCTCTTTTGACAAAGAAGAAAAAGAGGAAAACACCATGAGTTTTACCTATCA